TTATTTAATGCATCACGAAGACTGTCTTGATCCCAAACAACTTTTTTACGAATGTTGGCTTTAAGTTTTTCTTCACTTTCAGTAAAGATTGTTACTGATCCAAAATCTTTCCCTTGCCTGTGCAATTCGTCACGAGCAATACTAAAAAACTTTGTCTCAAGATGTTGATTCAACTCCTCCATATGACTTTTATATGTATCAAGTTGATTTTTAATGTGCCTCTTAGCTTCTAAAAGCTGTGCATCATTCATTTCATAGAAATTGTAGTCCATAATTGACCTCTCTTTCTTTAAAAATTTCTACTTACAATTATGAATATAGACATCATTACAACAATGTCAATACCTAAACTATCATTTTTTTTTGAAAGAAAGATGTATGTCTATATTATGTATAGCTTTCATCATCTTTTTTTTAAGCTTAAACTCAGGAGTTTGTATGCCTTTTGCATCTTCTATAACATGATCAATTATTCCATTTTCTCTTTCAATATCATATTCAAAATCAGCAATATAAGTGCATATTTTTTGATTATTTATTTCTAATAAAAATTTAATTTGTCTTTGCAAATTAGTTACAATACCAGCTCTCTCCATTGCTTTTAGCTGTCCCCATCGTTCTGCTTCCCACCTAGAATCAAAGATAAGACCCATTGCAACTGTTTTTTTTGCAAAAAACTTGTTGGGTCTGCGTGTTTTATTGGGTATAATTGGTTTTCTATAGGTAGTCATGGGAGATATTATAATGGCAGACACAACAAAATTCAAGTCAGTTGGTTTAGATATTAAAAGTTATGAAAAATTACAAAAAATTTGTGAACATCAAAGAAGAAATATAAGACAACAATTAGGTCTTATGATAGATGAAGAATATTCTAAAGAAGAGTATAATAAAAATAAAGTAAACAGTTTAGGTTTAGGTGCTATCAATAGCCTTCATGCGAGAGATTAAACGATTAGCGCGATTAGTTACTTGTTTATGCCATCTGGAATCTTCCATTTGAATTGCACATTCAGACCAATTGTTTTCAGATAGAGCTTTTCCAAATTTAACAAATTTAGATAATCTTGGTCTTCCCATATTAAACATCATGTTTAAACAAATATGCTGTGCCTCTTCAGGTAAATTGTTAAAGTTTCCGTATAATTGTTCGCATTCAGATACTGTTATTTTAATATCTTCATCAAACAATTCATTAACTCTTTCTTCAGATATTTCTGTACCAACTGGTAGCCCATGTTCTGGGTCTGTTTCTTTTATCAAATGCCCTACACCTACAGTTAAGTAACCCAAATGGTCTAAATATATCAGATGGTTTCCGTTATCTGCAAGTTTTACACCCTCATCTGCTTTTAATTCTTCTCTTAATTTATCTATGTTCATGCTAACCCTCTTGTTCTTTGTGCTATAGCTACATCAGTAGGATTAAGCCCTAATGACAAAGCATTAGCTGGATTAGTTACATCAATACCAGCAATTTGTGTTCCTCCTGCTGGAGGCATAATATTTGGTGCAGAAGCTATTTTTCCAACTTGATTAACTCCTGTTCTTGCTTGGTTAATAGCAGGTGCTAATTGTTGTGTTGTATTTTGTATTTGACTTTTAACACCAGAACTTTCCAAAACTGCATCTACTTGTTTTTCCCCTTCATCATAAACATTTTGTATAGACTGACCAACAGATTGACTTAATGATTTACCAATAATTGATCCAAGACTTTTTGCTCTGTCTGCTGGGCTTTTAAATTGTTTTAAAGTTATACCCTTATATTGATTAAGCACATCGTCATAATAACTTTTAGATAGTAATCTGTTTCCTAAAATACTAAATTTTACAAGTTTACCAACATTTTGAAAAGGTGAAGCGGCTATGTTAGCGGCAACAAGATCACCACCTTCTGCTGAACGAGCATTAAATTTAAGCACCTTTCCAAAATCTTCCATGTTTTTGCCAAGTTCTTTTCCATAAATTGTTGTAAGTTTACCATCTTTAGCGGCTCCTAAAATACGATCAGCAAAAGCATTTAACGATTTTCCGTCTGTCATAATTGATTCACCAAAATCATCAATCATGCTGTTAATATAATACCCTTGTATTTTCTTTATAGATTCATCTCCTTGATTATTAGGTAATCTTCTAAAATATTCCATAATAGGTTTAATTTGAGAATTTTTAGTTGATCCTTGAATAATAAAGTTTGAAGCCTCTACTGGATCTAAATCACCAATATCACTTTGTAATTTTTTTATAATGTTATTATTTTGGTTAGCTACTAATCTTTTCTGAACATCAGATAATCTTTTTAATTGACCAATTAAAGTTTGATTAGAAACTGTATCTGCCGCTATGTTTGTAAAATCATTTAATACTGTGTCAGTTTGCAAACCTGTAATTTTAACATTTCCGATTTCATCAGCTAATTTTAAAATTTGATCTGTATCTTTTCCAAAAAGAACTTTAGCTGTAGATCCTAAATTTTCAAAAGCTTTAGCAAATTTTGTTCCGTTAAAATCTTTTGCATTTTTAAAATTTTTTAATCCTGATGATTTTATAGCATCTTCTATAAATTGATTAGCTGCTCGCACTCTAAATTGCTCTGCAAGATCTTTACCAGAACCTTTAATTACTTTACGAGTTTGGGTGTCAATTTTTCCTCCATGATCTGATATATATTGCATTGCTCTTTCCAAAAATTGTGGATTATTGGGTTTAACAACATTTTGGTAAATGTCTATATTCATTGGAGATTTTGTAATAGGACCTGCTGAATCTCTAAATTGATCAAGTTGTTTTATAGTTGTAGAAGAATGTAAATCTTCTATTATGTTTTTTCCTAGAAAAAATTGCGCTTGTGCTCCTTTAAGAGTTTTACCTGCTTGTTTTAATTTATTTAAATCTGGAGCATAAGTTATTCCATCTGAAATTTCTCTAAACACTGCACTGTTTTCATCGCCCATTTGTTTAAATACATTATCAAGTTCATCTAAAAGACCAGTACCAGATGGATTTGTTATTTCATTTTTAACTGTTTGACTAGCGTTCATTCTTAAATCGCTTATAGTTTTTCTTAAATTATATAATTGATTAAAACTTGCTTTAGCTTCAAAACGAATAGCCCCCATTGTTTCTTTTCCACCAGAAATAGCTTTAAAAGAATCTCTAATTGAAGAAAAAGCTCTGCCGTCTAAAGAACTTTTATTAGCAATTGTAGAAGCATAATCAGTAAGTATTTTGTTTAGATGAGCTTCAAAAGGTTTTAATGAGTATATTCTTGTATTACCAACCACTTCATTTAAAACTTTATCTACAGATTTAAATTTTCCAGTAATAATATTATCAAATGCATCTGAAGAGTCTTTCATAATAGTAAATAATTCATTATCAACATCTAAATTTTTAGTTGTAGCTGTTTTAAATTGTTCAACAACATCTTTTAAATGTTTAGTTACTTCTTCTTGTAATTTTTTTTCAGATGCTAAAATAGCTTTGTTATTTGCTTTCATACCTGCTGTTAATATATCTCCAACATCAACACCAGTTATGTCATCTGCTCCACCAAATTTTGTTTTATAAGCATTAATTGCAGACAAAGTTGGTAAAATATTAAAACCACCTCTATTAACTGCAGCTACTTGTTCATCTGCTGATAATTTAGCAAAATCTTCTTTTTTTATAACATTTCCTGCCTCATCTAATGGTTGTTCAAGAGATTTACCAACAGTTTCATATTCTGCTTTTGTTAAATCTTTGCCTGGCGTCATGGCTCTACGAGTTGCTCTAAAAGCTCCTGCAGCCAATCCAAACAATCCATCTCCAACAAAACCAATGGCAGCTTCTTTTAAAACATCTTTTCCTATTTCTTCCCCTGTTTGCCTTTGGACTCCAGCTAAAGCCTCTCCAGCCTCTTCAAGAGCTTGCCCACCACCAGCACCTATTCCTGCACCAATTGCTCCACCAAGTATGGGTATAGGTATGGCTATTTGTCCTGCAATAGCACCTGCTACAGCCCCACCAAGCTCTGGGATTATTCCAGCTAAATCAGAAAAGTCATAACGACTAAAGCCTTCTTCATCAATAAGAATGTTTCTATCTGTCTCTTGACCAAATTTTGAAGCTCCAGTTGGTGTTAAAGCTAATCTGCCTCTATTGTCTCTTAAAAAATCATCATCAATTAAATCAAATTTTCGTAGTATAGCATCTTCTTCTTCC